ATAGTGCTGATCAATCTGCTCCAGCAAGCGTATGGCACTGGCAATGATGTTGCTGGCACGGCTTTCAATCACATGGCCTTGCTCGCGTTGGACGTACATGGCATCCAATTCTTCTAATAAACTGCGGGTTTTCTTTTGCATTTTAGTACAAACCTTTAGAGTATTTATTGGATTTGTATAGGTCTATGAGTGCATTACACAGCATAATCAGGGTACCATTCTACAAATTCTGGGTACACAGATTTCCAGCTTTGATTTCTCAGCTGATCGTGCCTGTTTAAATGCTGAAATAATGCACTGATTTCAGTATTATGATCGGTTTGTAGATTTCTAAAGGTTTTGTGTACCCAATGGTCCTCGTCAAACTTTTTTAAGACTGCTTGCTTGTATAATTCACTTGTTGCTTGTAATGAATAGGTACCAGCGCATGTATGATAATTTAATGAAATTTGATCTCCGTACTTGCTTTGACAAAAATATTGTTGATGCCATTTTTCTAGCTCGTCAACCCAAAATGCATTTAGTACTCCAACTGTTCGCTCTACATATAGTAAAGCATTGTGTGGTAGATTTTCTTTGTACCATAGTGCATTATCATGAAGATCTTTCCACTGCACAGGCCAGCGTTGATATTCCATTCTAACACCCAAGTCATCCATACTGAAATAAATTTCAATACCCTTAAAATTTTCCCAAAACTTTAATACTCGGTCTGAGACTCGTTGAGTTCCATTGGTGTGATACCATACTATCAATTGAGACACATCAACCTGTTGTTGTAGTTGTTCAAGTATCTGTACATGAGTGTTTGACAACAAAGGTTCACCACCCTGAAAATGTATTTGTTTAATGCTGTGCGTTGGAACGGTTTTTAATAATTCCAACACATCAATATTTTTGGCTTTTATTGATAACTTTTTGTCGGCTAATTTGTATTGCGGATCAACTTGGCGCCATAGTGTACTGAGTTCAGGGCCGCAAATTCTACATGCCAGGTTACACGAAAAATCAGATTGTATGTCTATTTCAATCACTGATTCTGGCATTTGCATTTCGGTGCCAAGACGATCATTAAAGGCCTGGCGACGACTGTAATTTCCTTGCTGTTCAGTGTTTTTACACCAACTGCAATCGTTAGGCAATTCATTGCCAGCAAGATTATCTTTTCTCTGTTGTGTTATTTTTGAATTCTGCCAAAATTCCTGATTGATATTTGCTGTCACAGGATATCTTGTTTGATACATGCAACAGGGTTTGGCATACCAAGAACTTGTAGAGGTACTGTACTGTAACCACATGCCTCCTTGTAAATCGGCACAATATTTGTTCATGATTTAATTTTTGACTGTTCTAAAAGTTGCCGAATTTGCAGTTTGGCAGATATCATGGAAATATTTACTTGGAATTCGCTACCCACTTAAATATCCTATAATTTCTCCTTAAGGCACATTATGGCATCCGAATTAGAGCAAATACAATCACTCATGGCTGAATTTAGGCGACCTTGTCCCAGTACTGAACCTTACCAATCACGCTTGGTTGAAGAATTTGAAGTCATACTCAATCAACGCTTCACTGAATACTTCTTAAAGATACGGCGCATTCTGGACCTCAACCGAGACATACCACACATGACTCGTGGGTCTGCAGGATCCAGTTTGGTGTGCTATCTCATGGGCATCACAGATGTGGACCCCATTGAATGGAACATACCCTTGGCTAGGTTTCTCAATCCCTTGAGAGATGACTTGCCTGATGTGGATATTGATGTGCCGCACCACAGTCAGGAACTGGCCATGCAACGCATATTTGACGCTTGGCCTGGACGCACTGCTAGAATATCAAACTATGTGATGTACAAAGAAAAAAGTGCGCGGCGAGAGGCTGCCCGTAGACTGGGTGCCAAGGGTCGTTTGCCTAGGGAGATTGACTATGGTCGCTTGGGTGTGGATGTTGATGAAGCCCAGCGCATAGAGAAAAAACTCATGGGCAAAAAACGCTGTCTCAGCAAACACTGCGGTGGAGTTATTGTGTTTGATCGACAACTGCCACGCAGTTTGTTTAGAGAAGACAATCTAATACTGTTGGACAAACACGAAGTGGAAGATCTTGAACATCTCAAAGTGGATATCTTGGCCAACCGTGGGCTGAGCCAACTCATGGAAATTGATCCCACACGCAGAGTACACGAATATCCCAAGACCGACGAAGCCACTGCAGATTTATTGAGTCGTGGTGATGTGTTGGGTGTAACACAGGGTGAATCGCCGGCCATGCGCAGACTGTTCCGCGCTATCAAGCCCACATCGGTAGAGGACTGTGTGTTTGCCACAGCCCTGGTGCGACCAGTGGCCATAGAAGGTCGCCGCAAGGCTTCATGGTTCCATGACTGGACTGCACAATCAACCAAGCAACGCGCCATTGTGTGCGAGGATGATGCCATTGAAAAGATCATGAAACTGATTGGTGTCAATGCCTACGAAGCCGACATGTATCGGCGAGCCTTTGCCAAGAAGAACGAAGAAAAGGTCATGGAGTTTATGCGGCGTTTGGGTGATCATCCTGACCGTGATGCCATACAGATTGAAATGCAGGCCTTGAGTGGATTTGGCCTGTGCCGTGCTCATGCTGTGAATCTTGGTAGATTGATCTGGGCCTTGGCCTATCAAAAAGCACACAACCCCAGAGAGTTTTGGCGAGCAGCACTGCTGCACTGTCAAGGTAGCTATGCCAAGTGGGTGTATCGCAACGAAGCCAAACGCGCTGGTTGGGATCTACGCGACCTAGGATTCGACAATTGGATCACTGAAGACCCTGTGCAATCTTTCAGCGAATCCGGTGCATGGAACACACCAGGCTTTTTGCCCAACATGGGTGTGAAGAATCTCTATCTAGATCGTTATGAGTTTGCTGGCATAGTGGCCAACAGTCGTGTGTTTAGATCGGATCAAAAGAAATACATTCACTTTATCACCCTGGGTGTGGGTGAAGGTGAGTATGTGGATCTCGTGGTGGATCGTCCCGTCAAGTATGGATCCGGTTCGGTGATCTTGGGCCAAGGCGAAGTCAAAAGTCGTGATGGCAGTCAGTACCTACACTGCAACCGCCGCGAAGTACGCAGCCTTGACATACACGACTACCTAACTACCAGTTTTTAATGTGCCCAACAGTTGTTTGAGTCTGGCACTCTGCACATCCGCAGTGATCTTGCCAGGCTGATCCGGCGTGGTGGCATTGGGTTCGGCGTCACTGACTTTACTGGTGGCCTTGATTGACTCATAGATACTGGGTGCGCGTTTTTTAAATTCTTGATAGCCTTCATCCTGTGCTAGATCCCTAATGCGCAGACTTTCAATATCAAACTCTAGATCCACTTTCATACCCACACCGCTGGAACTACGAGTTTTCATCAACTGTATTTGATAACGCCCACGCTCACGCATGGCTCTGCTTGTAAAGATACCAAACACATTGTCTGCTGTGTTGATTTTACTAATACCACCCGAAATATGACTATGGTCAAACTCAATTTCTTCCACAGCCGATCTGTTCAACTGCGACGCTGTCACAAACAACACATTGAGTTCTTTGGCCAAGTTACGCAATTCCTCACTCACATACTTGTCTTTCACAAACAAGTCATTGGGTGATACCTTGGCACTCACTGGCATGATCAAGTCCAAGTAATCCACGCACAAGAAATCCACCTTCCAACCGTTTTTGACCTGTAGTTCTTTCAAGTATGCACGAATGTCATTCACTGTGCTCTGTGCCGGCATGTACTTGACCTGAAACTTTCCCGACTTCTTCTGCATCATCTTGATCTTCATTTCCACTGTGTCAAGATCTCTAAAAATCTCTTTGGTGGATGTGTTGGTGAGCATCGAATCAATACGCATACTACACAAACCTTCACTGAGTTCCAATGTTAGATACACGCCATTGAGTCCGGCCTGCACCCAATTCACTGCCAAGTTCTGCATGAACAAACTCTTGCCTGAACCCGAACCACCTGCAAAGATCTGTAGTTCGCCGCGATTGAATCCACCATACAACAGTTTGTCCAGGGCTGGCCAACCTGTGGAGTTCTGTCCGTTGTTGTTTTTCAATGCCATCAATCTAGCACGCGGATCTGCAAAGTAGTCTGTGCCCATGTCCTTGGTCAAGGATATCTGTACTGCATCCTTGATCAGTTTTTCTACCGGGTCATAATTGCCCTTCTCCAGCAAGTCTGCACTCTTGAGAATTGCCCGCTCCAGCTCTTGCCTACGGGTGAAAGCCTCAAATTCTTCCATAAACCAATCGAAGTGCCCGGTGTTGAGCTCTGGAATGGTATTGAGTCTGACTTGAGTAGCAGCAGCAATCTGCTCTCGCGTGGGCATAGTCTTGTGTTCATCACTGTGATCCTTGATAAATTTGGCCGCACTACGCAGACTACGATCAAAATTTTCTGGGTTGAAGATGTTTTGAACACGCACATAACTTTCTGCGTCTTCCAACATCATTTCTAAGAACAGTCGCTGAACATCAGCTGTGTAATCTTTTAGCAAGTTGCTTCCTCCGCATTTGTATTTTGATCCTACTGGTTTCTCTGGCCTGCATTATAGTTAGCAAGGCACCCAACTTACCAAAACGAATCACCGCATCATTGACATCTTTGACAGTGTCGGGCCACTCTGGTATGCTCACTGCCCATCCCAGTTCCAAGGCGCGATCCACCAGCTTCATTCCTGCCGTGTCTTGATCCGGCACCACTGTCACTGAGCGATCAAGACTGCGTATCAATCGCGCCTGTGCGTCATTGATATCGGCGTGCAACACCGCCAGGCCGTTGATGCTGAGTGCGTCGAATACGCCTTCCATGACCAACACATGATTCCAGTTGGGCTGCTGTAGGTCAGTGCCAAACACATAGCCGGGTTGAGTGTCATTGATGTACTTGGGTAATTTTGATGTGTTATCAATGAATCTCTTGGCCCAGCCCACGATCTTGTTGTTGTGGGTGAATGGAATTATGATGTGTGGTCTAAAATGTAATTCAGTATTGAGTTGTACCATGTAGGGATAGTTTAGCGACAGGCCACGACTGCGAATATAGGCCTGATACTCAGGATGTTGGTCGGTCATGAGTTCGGCCCGGGCTGGTAAGTCGCGTTCTTCAAAGTCTATGCCCTGCAACACATCACTGACCTGTCGGCGTTCGTGCAAGATACCTTCGATGTTTCTATGTCGAAGACTTTCTAAATTGATGCGTTCTATTTCTTCTGGGGGCACTGACAACCACTGCAACAGTTTGCGAGCCTTGAAACTCAAATTACGGCCCACAATAAAGCTGGCAGTGTAGCCACAGTTGAAACAGTGATAGCTCCAGGATCCATCGGGATTGGGTTTGATGCCACCGCGTTGACGACGATCTGGGTTCTCTCCCTTATGCACACAACAGGGCGCATTGAAACTGATCCAGCCCGATGCTGTGCGTTTTCTCTTGGCCGGCAGTGCAGTTGAGACATCAAACATCTTGCTATTATAGCAGGATGCGGGACAAAAAGCAAATGTTATCGGTAGAAGATATTGACAGGATAGCCAGTGTTGATGGCCACAAATGCAGCCGCGCTGCCCGGAAGCCATGGACGGTATCCGCTACCACCGTTCTCCACTGTGATGCTGCCCACTTGGCCGTTGCCAATTTGGGCTGTGGCTATGGCACCAGCACCCGATCCAATGATTGTGACATTGGGTGGTGCCAAATATCCTTGACCTGCATTGGTAACTGTTATACCGGTGATAACACCATTGGCCACTATAGCATTGGCTGTGGCTGGAATACCCGGTTGGCTGGATGTGGTAGCTAGACTATTATTAAATGCCAAACGCAACAAGGGATGGTAGCCCAATACATTGAAATAAATGGTGCCAGTTTCATTGAGATAGGTTCTACTTTCAGTGGCATTGTACCAAATGCCTTGATAGTCCTCGGCGCCTTGTACTTTGATTGTGCCAGTGTAATGAATCAGTTCCATTTGAATAGTTGTAACAGGTCCCTGTGGTGCCATGTGGCTGCTGTACCATTCAGTGGTTTGATAAGGGGCGCCTATACCGCCGCCGCCAAACTGTTGGCCCAAGGCCCAATCGGGCCACTGGCTAGGACTGGCATCATAGGGACCGTAACTGCCTTGTGCACTGAGATTCACTGTGGGTATGATCACTGGCTCGCTGGGTATGAACTGTGGGAAAACTGAATTCACAATGTCTATGGGTGCTCTGGCACCTGCAGCGGCATCAGTAAACACTGCTTCTACCAAGTTACCCGAGGCACGCTGTATGCTGTAACCTGCGGGTTGTGCTTCAATGTCCACAATGTCTTGTGATGTCAGTGTGACCTTGGCTCGTCCAAACTGAGCGTTGATAATTTCCATGTTTTTTTCAATCAGTAGGGCGTCTCCTGCTTGATTGACCACACGAAAAACCAGGCCGCTGCCTGTGATGTTTACCGGCTTTTCATCTTGATTGATAAATTCAAACAAGATCACATTATCAACACCTTTGTTTATGGTTAGTCGTTTGGCGTACACAGGGTCATACCTCAGTTTAAAATAAGCACCACTGGTGTCAATCAATAACACTTTGGTTTTTTGTTGATATATATAGACAGTGGTTGAATACATAGGAATCCTTAGTAATATTTATGGGCAGCGATTTTTTTACAAAATTGACGGATAAGTACCCCTTTATAACACTATGTGTTTATGCCTCTTCTGAATATGTGGGTATAGTGCAAAATCGCGATGATTTTATCACTACCATTTATGATTTTGGCAGCATCCAGGATGCAGAACTGAAGAAAAAATTCATAGAACTAGCCAATGTATGGTGGTGGGAAAGCAATCGCAGCATACCTATCAACATATTTCTCAAGCAGGACTGGGAGCCTTTTAGGATTTACCTAAAAACTTTTACTAATAAAGATTTAGAAATCCTACATGGCCCTGTATGCAGCCTAACAGAAATAGCCAAAAAGAAAAGCAAACGCCGCAGTATTACCTTGGTCAGGCGACTTGACTGAGCAAATTCATGTGTAGCGAAACCAATGCAGCATAAGAAATTGAATGGCTACGCTTGAATGTATAGCCTCTGCTATCATCTCCATCCCATACCGATTCAAACACTTCTGCCCAGGGGCGTCCCTGTAAATGAGCTTTTCCTGGGCGTATGATTGAGATAAATGCTGCCATTCTGGGTATACTGTCTGGACGCATGGTGACCAACAGTCCGGTGTAACTACCCACATGTACCAGCTGGCTGGCCCAGGCACTATCTTCCCACAGTCGATGCCATGGCGGTTCTTGTGCTAACATCTGTTGATAATGCTCTGAATCACGCACCAACTGATACACCGACTGATTTAACAGATCAATTTTAAAGTAACCTAATTGTTCAGCCTGCTCATAGTCTATAGCCGCGCACTGATGTACAGGGTCTCTAGGTATGTCTGTAACGTACACACCAGAATTGTGCCGACGCACTTGTCCTTGAGTGACTTGTCTTGCAGCAGTGTAACGAATCAATTTTAAAACTTGGTCTCTATCGGCCAAGTCAATGTCAATATCTGCGCTCATATCACCATCCTGCCTTGGTTAACATTTCTCTAGCCCACTCTTGGTCAGCTGGGTAGTCTTTAAACTTGCGTTGCCAGGTATCAGCATCAATGTAAGGCCAAATCATGGCCACTTGTTCAGCATTCAGCTCACTTAAAAACTTTTGACCACTGTCACAGTTAAAGATTACCCAGGGACTGACGCGGCCCGCTGCAACGGCAGCACACATGGCATTCGTGTTGCCATAACGCAAACAGTCATGTGGTGGTGACTCCTTTTGTTCTCCCCACTCCATGCTAAATTCTATGGCCCGAGCTAGGGCATCACCCACTGCTTCAACTCGCAGATAGTCAATCAAGTATTCGGTATAGATACTGTCTCTACACCAGTGGTCAATCTTTTTGTTTTGTTTCAGTACCCAGTCAATAAACCTAGCTGGATTGATGGCTCTAATGTTCACACAGTATCGACCAAACTTCACAAACGCCCGGTAGTATGGGCTTTCAGCAAAGTCATCAAAGGTCTTGAGTTTGGCACTGCCTTGTGTGGTTTCATAGAAACGCAGGTAGGCCTGCAGGCCCAATTGAACACCGCGTTCGTTTTGTTCTTGTCTGCGTCGCTTGGCTTCGCAGAGATGCACAGCCAGACTTGATTCTCGCTGAAAGTCTTTTTTACAATACTGACACTGATAAGTCACTAACTGTCGCCGTGTTCTCGGTTGTAAGCGTCTAGTTCTTTTTTGGTTGTGATTGCTGCTAGTAATTCTATTTCGTCTGCCTTGCGGTTGGGGAACAGGTCGGCCAACTGCTTTTTCAAACTGCCAGCACCGGGTTCTTTCTTTTTAGGCGCAATCCAGGTGTGGCGTTGTGTGCCCAGTCCTGGACTTACCGCAGTGGCACACAACCACTGCAACTTAGGGTGGCGGTTGATGGCAAAGAAATGCTTGTTCAATCGCTCGTTGGTACTGCGCAAATAATATTCAGCCAATTCACTGTCGCCTTGAATGCTGGATCCCCAGCGTATCATGAGAAAGTTTGAAAACTTTTTCTTTTCTTCGTCGGTGAGGCTGTCATAGAACCCACGGTTCTTGAGATCAAGCTGAGCCATCTCATTGCCAATACT